GACTATATAGTTTGTTTATTCCTATGGAATGGAATATGGAAGGGTTTATTGACAAGCATGGGATGCCTGTGTTTGAAAATCCTGAAGGTTCATTAGAAGGAGTGGATGGCGAAGATATTTATCAAGGAGCTGTAAACTACTGGGAGGGTGAAGTAGAGTCATTAAAAAATGATGCAGATGCATTGAATGAATTTTACAGACAGTTTCCAAGAAGTGAGTCTCATGCATTTAGAGATGAAAGCAAGTCTTCATTATTTAATTTAACAAAGATATATCAACAGATAGATTACAATGATTCAATGATAAAAGAACACTATATTACTAGAGGTTCATTTCATTGGAAGGATGGTATAAAAGACAGTAAAGTAATATGGACTCCAGATAATCGAGGTAGATTTTTAGTTTCTTGGACACCCAATAAAGGATTACAAAATAAAGTCATAACTAGAAACGGAATCAAATATCCTGGCAATGAGCATATTGGAGCGTTTGGTTGTGATAGTTATGATATATCAGGAACAGTTGGAGGTAGAGGTTCTAATGGTGCATTGCATGGATTGACTAAGTTTAATATGGATGAAGCTCCAAGTAATGAGTTTTTTTTAGAATACATAGCAAGACCACAAACAGCAGAGATATTTTTTGAAGAAGTATTAATGGCTTGTGTGTTTTATGGTATGCCTATACTAGTAGAAAATAACAAACCAAGATTATTATATCATTTTAAAAACAGAGGATATAGAGGATTCAGTATGAATAGACCAGATAAATTATATAATAAATTATCTAAATCAGAAAGAGAGTTGGGTGGTATTCCAAACAGTAGTGAGGATGTGAAACAAGCTCATGCAGCAGCTGTAGAATCCTATATAGAAAAGCACGTAGGTATGGACATAAACGGAACATTTAGAGATGAAGATGATATGGGAAGTATGCCGTTTACAAAAACCTTAGAAGACTGGGCAAGGTTTGATATAACTAAAAGAACTGCATACGATGCAACAATTAGTTCAGGACTTGCAATAATGGCTTGTCAAAAGCATTTGTACCAGCCTGAAAAAAAAGAATCAAAAATAAAAGTTAACTTTGCAAGGTATACTAATACAGGCAATATAAGTCAGATTATCAGATGAAAGACATAAAAATAAAAATTTCATCTGTAGGGTTCCCTAGCCAGTTCGTATCGGATGCTGAAAAAGCAACGATGGAGTTTGGTTTACAGATTGGACAAGCCATACAATATGAATGGTTTAAAAAAGACGGGAACCAGTGCAGATATTATAATCAATGGAGAGACTTTCACAAGCTTCGTTTATACGCAAGAGGAGAGCAGTCGATAAAAAAATATAAAGATGAATTAGCTATTGATGGCGATTTATCTTATTTAAATTTAGATTGGACTCCTGTTCCCGTTATTCCAAAGTTTGTAGACATTGTAGTCAATGGAATGTCAGACAGACTCTTCAAAGTAAAAGCGTATGCACAAGATGCATTGTCTCAGTCAAAGAGAAGTAAGTATCAAGACCTAGTTAAAGGTGAGATGCTTGCAAGACCTACATTAGAAATTATACAAAAAGAAACAGGTATTAATCCTTTTGTGTTACCACAAGATAATTTACCGAATACGGATGAAGAGCTTTCATTATATATGCAGTTAAATTATAAACCTGCAATTGAGATAGCAGAAGAAGAAGCTATTAATACTATATTGGAAGAAAATCATTATGCAGATTTAAGAAAAAGATTAGACTATGATTTAACAGTTTTAGGTATATCTGTAGCTAAACATGAATTTTTACCAGGAGCTGGTGTTGAAATATCTTACGTAGACCCAGCAAACGTGGTATATAGCTATACAGAAGACCCTCATTTTAAAGATTGTTTTTATTGGGGTGAGATTAAAACATTACCTATAACTGAACTTATAAAAATAGACCCAACATTAACTACAGAAGACCTTGAAGAAATAAGTAAATACAGCCAGAGCTGGTATGATTATTATAATACAGCTCAGTTTTATGAGAATGATATTTTTTACAGAGATACTTGTACTCTAATGTATTTTAATTATAAGACCACAAAGAAGATGGTATATAAGAAAAAGATATTAGAAACAGGAGGGAATAAGGTTATAGAAAAAGATGATACTTTCAACCCACCAGAAGAAATGATGGAGGAAGGAAGATTTGAAAAGATAGAAAAGACAATAGATGTTTGGTATAATGGCGTTATGGTCATGGGTACCAACATAATGTTGAAATGGGAGCTAGCTCAAAATATGGTTAGACCAAAGTCTGCAAGTCAGCACGCTTTACCTAATTATGTAGCTGTAGCACCAAGAATGTATAAAGGAGTAATTGAATCTTTAGTAAGAAGAATGATTCCTTTTACAGATTTAATACAAATGACACACTTAAAATTACAACAAGTTATTTCAAGAGTAGTTCCAGATGGTGTGTATATTGATGCAGATGGATTAAATGAAGTAGATTTAGGGACAGGAAATGCATACAATCCTGAAGATGCGTTAAGATTATATTTCCAAACAGGTTCTGTTATTGGTAGGTCTTATACGCAAGAAGGAGAGTTTAATAATGCAAGAGTTCCAATACAACAATTAACCTCTAATTCAGGAGCATCGAAAACACAGATGCTGATTACTAATTACAATCATTATTTAAATATGATTAGAACAGTAACTGGATTAAATGAAGCAAGAGATGCTTCAACACCTGATGCTAATGCTTTAGTTGGTTTACAAAAACTAGCAGCATTAAATTCAAACACCGCTACTCGTCATATCTTAGACGGTAGTCTTTATATCTATAGAAGTATATCTGAAGCGTTAACGTATAGAGTCGCTGATATATTAGAATATGCAGATTTCAAAGATGATTTTGTAAATAAAATCGGAAAATATAATGTAAGTATTCTAAATGATATATCTGATTTATATGTATATGACTTTGGTATATTCATTGAAGTTGCTCCAGATGAGGAAGAGAAAGCTAAACTAGAGCAAAATATTCAGATGGCATTATCTAAACAAGACATTAATTTAGAAGATGCTATAGATATAAGGGAAATTAAAAATATCAAACTTGCCAACCAATTATTAAAATTAAAGAGAAAGCAAAAACAAGAGAGAGAAGGCCAACAGCAAATGCAGAAACAAGCAATGGTTGCTCAACAACAACTCAAAGCACAAGAGATGGCTTCACAGCTTGCGTTACAAAAACAACAAGCAGAGCTTCAAGGTAAGATGCAATTGAAACAAGCAGAGATTGCATTTGAGATTGAAAAGCAAAAGAATGAAGCATTGTTAAAGAGTCAATTGATGCAGCAAGAGTTTGATTATAATATGCAACTGAGAGATATATCTGAGAAAGCTTTATCAGACAGAGAAAAGTCAAGAGAAAAAGCAAAGTCAAATAGAATCAGTCAGCAGAACTCTGAGCAATCTCAATTAATCACACAGAGAAAAAACAATTTACCACCTCAAAGGTTTGAATCCAATGAAGACTCATTAGATGGGTTTGATTTAGCAGAATTTGAACCAAAATAGGTGAATAATTTGAACGATATTTATTATTAACTTTGTAAAAATTAAATCAAATGGAATTAAAAGTAAGAGCCTTAGATGGCACAGAAGAAAAATCTGTTCAAGAAGTTGAGCAGGAACTGCTTGAAAAAGCAGAAGAAACACCACAGGAGGGAACTCCAGTGGAGGAAACAAAGGAGCCAGTGGCAGAGAAAGTTGAAGAAACTGTTGAGCCAGAAGCTCCAGCTCAGTCCTCAGAGCTAAGTGAGGAAGACGTTCTTTCATATATTAAAAATAGGTACGATAAGCAGATAGATTCTGTAGAACAATTGTTTGAAACCAGAGAAAGCAATCAAGAGTTACCAGAAGATATTGCTGCTTATTTAGAGTATAAAGAGAAAACAGGTCGTGGAATTAATGATTATGTTAAATTAAACAGAGACTTTAATTCTATGAATGAAGAAGATTTGCTAAAAGAATATTACTTAGCTACTGAAGAAGCCATTGATGAAGATGATGTAGATATTTTCATGAGTGAGTTTGATTACGATGAAGATGTAGATGAAGAAAAAGAAGTTAAGAAAATAAAATTAGCAAAGAAGAAAGCGATTGCAAAAGCTAAGAAGTTTTTCAATGAACAAAAAGAAATGTATAAACAGCCACTTGAGTCAAGTACGGCTGGGATTTCTAAGGAGGACAAAGAAGCACTGGAGGCTTATCAGCAATATATAAATGAGTCTAAGACTTATGAAGAGGAGACTAACAAGAAAAGAGATTGGTTCTTAAAAAAGACCAATGAGGTTTTCAACGATTTCAAAGGTTTTGATTTCAAACTAGGTGAAGACAAAATTGTTAGTTATAAACCTAATAATGTGGATGAGATTAAAGAATCTAATTCAGATGTAAATAAATTTTTTACAAGTTTTCTGAATAAAGATGGTTTACTCGAAGACGCAAAAGGATTTCATAGGGCATTGACTATCGCACAAAATCCTGAAAGATTTGCAAAGTTTTTTTACGAGCAAGGACTTTCAGATGCAACGGAGGATGTCACTCGTAAAATTAAAAATGTAAATATGAGTGATAGAAAAACACCAGAAATTGCTAAAAAGGATGGAGTGCAAATTAGAGCGTTAAATCAAGACTCAGGTCGAGGTTTGCGTATTAAAAGTAAAAAATAATATAAACAATTTAAAAATTTAAAATTATGGCAGGTTCAGTTCAAGCAACTCCAGGATATGATTTACAGCCGTCATCACAACAGGTGCCATTGGCTACAAATTATATTACGAACTTTGACTTCTTAAATCAGTATCTACCTGATACTTATGAAAAGGAGTTTGAAAGATATGGAAACAGAACAATTAGTTCGTTTCTAAGATTAGTAGGTGCAGAGCTTCCTTCAAATTCTGACTTAGTAAAATGGGCAGAGCAAGGAAGATTGCACGTTAAATATGAAGACGTAGGTACAGCAGCAGTAGTAAATGCTGACTCAGCTACGTTTCAGGTAAATGACACAGGTGTCCCAGCTTTTACATCTTCAAATGGTATAGCTATTAGAAAAGGACAAACTGTTGTTATTTCACAAAATGGTGGAACAGGAATCAACAAAGGTATTGTTACTGATGTAGATTTAGCAAACAATCAGTTTGACGTAGCTTTCTATGAAGCAGGTGGTTTAGTAACTGCAGGTACAGGACTAGGAAACGCAGACGTAAGTGTATTCATTTATGGTTCTGAGTTCAAAAAAGGTTCTGTCGGAATGGAAGGTTCATTAGAAGCTGACGATGAAATCTTTGAAAATTCACCAATTATCATTAAAGACAAGTATTCTGTAAACGGTTCTGATATGGCTCAAATTGGTTGGGTTGAAGTAACTACAGAAAACGGTGCTTCTGGGTATCTATGGTATTTAAAATCAGAGCATGAAACAAGATTAAGATTTGATGATTATCTTGAAACAGCAATGATTGAAGCAGTTCCAGCTGAGGCTAACTCAGGTGTAGTTGATGCAGCAGTAAACCCTAACTTTGGAAACAAAGGTTCTGAAGGTATTTTTTACGTTGTAGAAAACAGAGGAAATGTATGGTCAGGTGGTAACCCATCTACAATCACAGAGTTTGATACAGTTATCTCAAGATTAGATAAGCAAGGTGCTATTGAAGAAAACGTTATTTTCTTAAACAGAGACTTTGGTTTTGATATTGATGATATGTTAGCTGCACAAAACTCTTATGGTGCGGGTGGTACTTCTTATGGTCTATTTGATAATGACTCAGAAATGGCTCTTAACTTAGGATTCACTGGATTCAGAAGAGGGTATGATTTCTATAAGTCAGACTGGAAATACTTAAACGACCCAACAATGAGAGGTGGTTTATCTTCTGGTGTAGTTAATGGACTATTAGTTCCAGCACGTTCTACTTCTGTGTATGACCAAATCTTAGGTAAGAATGCTAAAAGACCATTCTTGCACGTAAGATATAGAGCGTCAGAAACTGAAGATAGAAAATACAAAACTTGGATTACAGGTTCTGCAGGTGGAGCGATGAATAGCGACTTAGACGCTATGGAAGTTCACTTCTTATCTGAAAGATGTGTATGTACTATGGGTGCAAACAACTTCTTCATTTTTGAAGACTAATATTTAATAAAGAGAGCGGGTGTCTTTAAAGACACCTTCTCTTTTTTTGTTTAAAATTTAAATTAAATCAAATGAAAAAAACACAATTCGTAGACAAGGTCTACAAACTTAAAAAAGAAGCAGCACCACTTTCTTTTATGCTGCCAACAAGAAACTCAAGACGATTCCCTTTAATGTGGTTTGATGAAGAAAAAGGAGAAAATAGAGCATTAAGATATGCTAGAAACCAAAGGTCTCCTTTTGAGGATGAACAAGATGGAAACGCTATTGTAGAACCCGTTATATTTGAAGATGGGTTTTTAAGAGTTCCAAGAAGCAATCAAGTATTACAGCAATTTTTACATTACCATCCTTTTAATGGTAAAAAGTTTATTGAAGTAAATAATGAAAAAGATGCAGAAGCTCAAGTAGAATCTTTAAATTTAGAAGTAGAGGCGTTAATAGAGGCTAAACAATTAACAATTGAGCAGTCTGAAACATTATACAGAGTATTGTTTGGAAAAGACCCATCAATGCTTTCTTCTTCTGAATTAAAAAGAGATTTACTTATTTATGCTAAAAGACAGCCAGGTTCATTTCTAAATGCTGTAAGTGACCCTACTTTAAAGCTGAAATCTACAGTACAAAGCTTTTTTGATAATAAGCTTTTAACTTATAGAAATAATAAAAGAGATGTATATTTTAACTTAGATTCTAATAAAAAGAAACTAACAACTATACCTTATGGCGAAGACCCTATAGATATTCTATGTGGATTCTTCCAATCAGATGAAGGTGTGGAGGTTTTAAAATTTTTAGAAAAAAAGGCAACATTATAAACTTTATTGTATATTAGTACAAATTTATTGTTTTCATAAGTTTATAGGTTAAACTAAGGAGAGGCTCTGTTTTTAGAGCCTCTTTTTTTTTTAGTTATCTTTGTAGAAAGAATTTTTAATATGATAAATTCAGTAAGAAATACCGTATTATCTATATTGAATAAGAATAACTATGGATATATTTCTCCATCAGATTTTAACTTGTTTGCAAAGCAAGCTCAGTTAGATATTTTTGAAGATTATTTTTATCAGTATAACTATCAGATTAGCAAGGAAAATGTAAGGCAATCAGGCACAGGATATGCGGATATTACAAAGGGATATGAAGAAGCTATAAATATATTTTCAGTTACAAACTTTTTAACTCATGATTCTGCAAATAACTTTTTTTCTCCAAGTCAAACAACAACTGGAGATGATTTTTATTTATTAAATAAGGTATTATGTTATACAAGTTTATTGGCAACTGGAAATAATAGTGCTGTTGTAGCAAATCAATTGCAAGATGCAAGTGCTACATTTAGTTCAGATGGTGTTGCAGTAGGTGATATTGTTGCAAATACAACAACAAATAAAACAGCTACAGTTACAAGTGTAACAAATACCAATTTAGGATTATCAGAAGATATATTTACAGCAACTCCAGAAGCTTATGTGGTTTATGATGATGCAGTAGTGAATGAAGCAGAAAAGGTTACACATAGTAAAATCACAATGTTAAACAATTCTTTACTAACAAAACCTAGTGATTTATTTCCTGCATATACGCAAGAGTCAAGTAAATTAACTGTATTCCCAACAACTATAAATCAGATGGGTGCAGTTCTTTGTCAATATATAAGATACCCTAAGCCTCCAAAATGGACATGG